GTAACATTACGTCTATTTCCTGCCACTTACGCTGAACAATAACTGCCTCATGAGTGTTAACACGGGATAAGGATGCATAAACATCCTTATAATAAACTATCAACTCAGCAGCTTTTGCGCGAAACTCTACATCATCTGCAAAAGGGGTTACTTCCCAAGCCATATCTTGTATAGATGCCCAGGATGAAACTATAGAAACATGAAGATTTGCCATGTCATAAGCCATAGTGTCGTCAAACAACAAAGGTTTGAAAGATCTATGCTTAAAACATAAATAACCTACACGGGTAAAATATTGAGCCATCTCGCCTGCCAAATCAAACATATCGTTCAATGTGGGTTTAGTTCTCTCCAAAGATTTTAAAAAGCCGTCTCGAAATAACTTAACACCACAGATAGAAAACTGCAAAGCCGTAGATTTACAGCTAGCAAAAGAAATGAGCATTGTGAACAAACGCAAAACAAGTTCACATGCTGGTGATTTCTGCAACACTTTATAAGTGCTGAAAGATGTGTTGAACATAGAAATAAATTCACTAAAAACCCCAGTTTCAGCTTGAATCTCAATATTTCCATTAACATATTCAGAAAATAAACTGTTAATGTACGGTGATAATAATTGAAATCCCAAAGCACGTAATGAATTATACGTTATGGCTGTAAACTGAATAAATGATGTGCTTTCACGTACCGAAATTACATAACAAGACCAAACGTCAATATTGCTATAGTTTGGTGTTAGCAACTGATATGTTGCAACAATATTGTTTCTGCAATTTTCAAGTACTTCGGCACCAAAATATCGCGATATCATAATGCGTTCGAAATAATACCGATTGCGATAAATATCTAACACTTCGTTAGATAGAACCAAACGGAAAACAAAAGCAGGTACAACCTCAAGAAACAAGGCTGAGATAAACCTAGAAAAGAAGGAATAACCAGAAAAGAAACGAAGACATAATGTAAACCATCTGCGTGTAGTTTCAACAGGTTGAAATACTTCACGGACTGTGTTCACATGATGGTAAATATTACCGATATGAGGAGTCATAGCTTTCTTATAAGACATATTCTTGCCTTTAGATGATCTAGATTTGTCATACGCGTTCTTTTTGTTTCTTTTATCAACAATACTTTTGCCCATAATACGGAAATTTTTCTTTGAAATACCATACTTGGTGTCAATCATAAAGTGATCAAAACTTTGAGAGTTTGTGGTTTCATTAAGAGTTGAAACTGACTCATAAGATTCAAGAGAATCTTCTTGGCACATTTTAAGATTTATTACGGGGGGGCTCGCTGAGCTTCGCAAAAACTTAATTATCATAAAATAGGTTTCGAAAAGGTTATATGAACGTGAACCTTTGTCTTTACACTAAATTAATTATATCAAAATAGAGCCATATAATATCTCTACATGTTGTAAATCGCATCGCTATCGATCTTATGCTATTGCTGCGTAGACAAATTCAATACAAATGTAAAAATTCTACTAAAAAATTTTTATACTTAACGATTCTTTAATTGGTTCCCAAAATTCAATATCTTAAATCCAGTTAAAGGCTGTGCTAAACCATAAAACGTACATTAAGACGTAAAAACAAGTGTACATCAATATAAAAACTTTATTTCAAAAACTTATACTTAACTAAAAATTAACAAATAATTTCTTCATGTTGGGAGTAGGTTTTCAGTTGCGGTTAAGCTAACTGTCAAAGAAATGTTGTTTAGACTGCTCTAAAGAGCGTCGAGTCGAAGAGATGTGTTATAAATTGTATTAAAATACAAGTCAACTATCGTTAATACTGCCGAAAGGCGTCGTAAATTGGTAGCTAAAATCCTATAAATTAATTAATCCACATAGGAAAACCA